CTTGAGGTCTGTCGTGGTCTTGATGTCAGCTAGGAAGCTGTCGTTCCAGATGTCTGCCTTACCTCTAAAGGGGAAGCCTCCTAGTATGTCTACCATAGGCTTCTCTGTCTGGCTCTGCTTCAAGAAGTACTTAGCGTGTTCGTTTCTCTGGAAAGCATCTACTATACGCTCTCCGCTCTCTAGATCCTTCCTAGTAATACAGGTCTTGCTCGTTGAGGCTTGTGCCTCCTTGAACTTTTTAGTGTTCTTAGAAGCTACATCTACCACCTCGAATATCTCATCGAAGCGTTCAGGCTCTAAAATCATCGTATGAATGATACGCCCCTGCAACAAGGCAGGGCTAGACTCGTTAGAGCCGTAGGTCTGCACATTGTAGAAGGTCTTAGGACTGTCGAGTAGCATCTTTAGGCTACTAGAAGACAAGGCTATCTTATTCAATGCTCCGTAGTAGAAGTCATCGTCTCTCGCTTTGTCAATAAGCCATTGCTGATCGTAGTCAGCTCCATCTAACATAATCATAGCTTAGGCTGTTATCTGTTCAACAAGTGCAAATACTACCATCATAGTAGCAATACCGACTCCTGCGAGTACTGTAGTTACTGCCCAATAGAAGGCATTTTGTTTTTTAGTGTACTTTTTCATCTCTCTATTTTTTAAGACTATACCCAAATATAAACAAAAGATTTTTAATAACTACTCCTCCTCGTCCAGATTTTTTAACGCATTGACAATCTGAGCGAGTAAGTCCTCGACATCATCGAGCCTCTTGTTCGTGTTCCTGATCTGGTTCAGGGCAATACCTAGCCCTAGCCCCAAGAGTACGCCTATCACTTCTTGTCCCATTGCGCTAGGCATACTGCTACCCTCTGCATAGCATTGGGGTACTCTTCAATCATAATGTGATCGTGTACACAACGACTAAGGAATTTGTTTTTCTCCTCTTCTGGTTTAGGTGTTGGAATCGGCATCTTCATTCAGTTTTGTAGCTTTAGAGATAGGAAGGAAAGCCACCTCCTTAACTACCCTCCTGTTGTCGTAGAAGTCCGTAGTCTTAGGTAGCCCTCCTTTCATTTCCCAAGCGAGATTAGTAAATTCTAAAAGATTGAAGGCGTAGATGCCTTCGGGTGTTGAGTTGATGTAGAAGGGTCTAGTATTATGCTCCTTTGCTCTTTTTATCAGAGCATCAAACTTGTCCTTCTCTATGAGCAGCTTGTCATAGTGTGTCCTGCGGCACTTGAGTTCGATGTCCATCTTCCACTTGGTAGAGTAACAATCGAAGCGAGAGAACTGCTGCTCACTCTGCTCAAGGTCGCTAATGTAGGTTAGCTTGAGTATGTTGTATAAATCAAGCTCCTTCATCTAGTAGGAGTTGCAGTTGCTTGACCCATTGCATCCAGATCTTAGGACTGCAAGTGCAAGGCACATCAAATTTGTGGTGGAAGATCCTAGCGTGTATTGTAGCTATCTGCACTCGGTCATCATAGGTGAGGGTTCTCTTCTTCAGGACTCCTGTAGAGAGGTAAGCTATCTCCTCCTCATTAAGGCACTCAGGCTCACGCTTATAAGGGAACAGCTTGTTCAGCTTTTCCTTACGCTCATCACATCCGCAGTCCTCACCTGCTACTGCCTTGACTACTGCCTTGATACCTGTAGCCGTAGTGATTTTCTCTATGGTATCACCTAGCCCCTTAGATTTTGTCGAAGTCTCCGTTCTGGAAGTCTTCGTAGTCTTCTTTGACTTTCTCGTAGATCCTTGCTTTGCCATTTTTTATCGTATTCTTAATTGATGTAAGTCCTATCTCTGACTCTCTATGTAGCTTGTTCATAGATGTTCCCTGCATATGGATTCGCATAACCTTAGCATCGTACCAATGGAAGTCCTCCATCTCCTGCTCCATCATATCGAGGAGCTTGTCCATAGCTACTTTGTATTCTGGGTAGTCCTCGTCCTCGATCACATCGTGAGTGAGATCCTCAAGGCTGACCTTGTTGATACGCTTCTTGGTCCGTTGGTACTTGAGGGCGGTGTTGATGCAAGACCTGTACACATAGAAAAAATTAAGGGAGTCCTCCTCGTAAAAGTTGGTCCTCCCTTCTTGCTCAAGTTCTAGTAGGCGTACAAATACCATCTGCACTATGTCAGAGGCTACCTCATACGACCCATCACAGTACTCCTTGATGAAGCCTGTCAGTCTCTTAAAGTTTTGTCTGTAGAAGTTCTCTATGTTGTCCACGACACCTGTACCATAATCAAACCAATGCCAATTTGTACTAGGTGTAGTCCGTCTAGATCATCAGTAGCATCGTAGTAGGCGTAGTTGATGCCTACCATAACTCCTGTAAGTGGACTAAACTCTATCTGCATATCGGCTTAGGTTTTTGTTTTCCTTTTCCAATATACGATTCCTTTCTAGTAAATTTTCCACTTTTGTTCTAAGTTCTTCATTGTAAGTTTTAAGCTCAGTAATATGCATCTTATGCCTTGTCATCATTGCTGTGAGCTTATCATCCCTACGCTGTCCAGTTATAGGATTGTTAGTAACTATTTCTTCTGCTGTTTCGTAAAAGAACCTATACATAGGACTCCAGCCCATATTCAAGTCGTGATTCTTGAGAGCATAGTGAGCCGTAGCGTGATGCTTACCAAACATACGACCTATCTGTGCTAGGGTAGTGTATGGTCTTAGGGCTACCATCATAGCCTGTCGTGCTAGTACCTGTTCAATCTCTCTGTTGCTCTTTGGTGAAATGCCTACTGCATTATAGTAATCCTTGAGCATTGTACTTAAATCTTCCATTTGATGTCTTTCTCTTTTTCTATTATTCGTTTGAAGGGGATCTTATGTAGTCCCCCTGTTGAGGTGTTGCGTACTATGTAGTAACTGCCTCCTACTTCTATATCTGGCTCTTCGCCATCTGTTCTGGTCTGTAATGCGATGCAAGTCTCTAGGCAGATGAACTCCATACCATTAATCTCAAACCGCTGACCGTTCAGCATCTTTCTTTTATATTCCATCCATACACCCCTCTAGGGCTTTTTGTAGTTTGATGTTTTCCTTCTTTAGGTCGTACACCTCCTGCTTCAGTTTGCCGTTCTCTATACGAGCATCTAGAATCAACCTATCTAATGTGCTGAAGTAGTCGGTGATGTGTCGGTAGACTGCTGCTGTATCGGAGCAGATATTGAATACCTCCCATAGTTGGTCTTGTGTCATCGGCTCTTGGTTGCCTAGCTCTTGGCTGAGGTAAGTCAAGCACTTGTATAGCTCGGCTTCTTTCTCTAGGTAGTATAGCCTATTACCCTCAAAATGGAGATCCATCTATTGTGCGTTCTTTAGTTATCAAATCTACTCCTTTTATCTCGAATCCGCAATTGCCCACCTTGCTCCTCAACCTAATTGGTTCATCTAAAGGTGTAGGTCTCCCTCCAGACTCTAGCTCCTTCACCTTCCGAATGTGGATATCTGTATAGATCCAATCTGTAGGGTGCTGGGTAAAGCGATGCAGTACAAAAAATTCATCGCTCCTATTCACGAACTTTCCCCCTCCCTCGACATCACTAGCCATAGGAGGCATCGTGTGTCCTGCATACTCGTGGCTTCCCTTGTACAGCTGTCGCAAGGCTTGAGTAGCTGGGTGAGTATTGACTATGGTCGTAACTCCGTATTCCTTGCAGAATTTTCTAATATGACTAGTTACCTCATAGTGATACTCGTGGGTGCTTACACCTTTCAGGTAGTCCTTGTCTATCGTCAGCGAGTTGTAGGGATCTATCAGGAAGCCCTCAAACTCCCAAGCATCGTATATCTCTCTGGCTATGTCTAGCAGCTCAAAGGCATTAACTATTAGCTCCGAGTCTAGGAAGGCCCAATGAGCCTGTACATAGGTGTGATGTCTCCAGAAGGTAGGCTCGTCTATTTGGTTGATAGGCTTTCCTGCTAGGAACTCTATGAGCTTACGCTGTAGGCTTTGCACCTCGTTCTCTGACGAGTATACTAGCCACCTTGTGCCGTTCTCTAGGGTGTGCAGCAGTTGTAGGTAGGTCATCGTGTGGGTCTTCCCTACATTGGCGTGGCCTGTTACTACTATAAAGTTGCCCTTCTTAAATCTTAGGTATTCGTCTATCTCTGGCACTCCGAATCTGGATGCCTCTGCAATCTTCCCCTGTCTCGCTCTCTCTAGGTAGTTAAGGGTTGCATTGGATTGTATTATGTGT